CCACGGAACTTAACAGCTTTGAGCTTGTCATTAACAACTTCAGCAGTCATGAATCGATAGTCATTCTTAAAGTCGCCAACTTTGTTTTCAAAGTGAATACCAACTGGTACATCTTCGCCGTTACGGTTCTGTTTATTAATGCTGAGTTGAGCGTCGTCGCGGTATTCTTCAATACCAAGGATAGTTTTTAGTTTGCCCAAATTAGGCATACCGAACGTACCCACAAACTCGGGAACGGGATTTTTGAATTTAGCTTCGAGGATTACACTACGATCTTCTGCAATACTGTTTAGTAGAGTTTCTGTGGGGGTGCCTGTAACTTTAACCAAATCAATAGTGCCTAGTCCTTGTGTATGTTGTACGATGTCTTTAAGATAGTCTTGCATAGATATACTCCAGTAATAGTGTAGTGTAATTGATGTATTTAGAAAATACAAGTGAAAACGAATAATTTATTCCCAACTGAATAAACTATCAAATGTTGTCTTGATATCGGTGCTTTCGGCAATTTGCCATTCCAGCACCCCTAGTAGGTTTTCTACCTTTTGATCAACAATAGTTGATTCCATTAGGTCTTGGTCAAATGGCAGATCCTTAAACCAATCGGGTATCTGTAATTGATCAGTGGGATAACCAACTGATGTGTACCCTAACGGATTGTCCTTTAGTTTACACACAATGGTCTTCATGCCGTCTACAATCTGCATGCTGTAATTGTCGCTATACATACGCTTTAAGTTATTCCAATTCATTGCAGCACGAACGTGTCCGGGCATGTTGGCTTTGCCTAAACGTGCTTCTTCTGCGGTGTACTTAGTCAAATTGTTTACACGTTTGGGCGTACCTTTTTGCCAAGCTGGTAACTTTTGAAATTCCAATTTGAAATCGCGTACCTTGTCGATTATATGCTGGCGAACGTCTCCATCTGCAGATAAAACGTCTAGCAAGATTTCACTTAAAAAGTCTTGGACAATTTTAGGAGTATCACTTCGTTTTAGATCCAGTCCCATGGCCTTGACCTTGCCGGGCTTGCCTAATACATCGAGACGATTACCTTCTAGGTCGTAGATAAGAACAGCATAACGCTTTTTCTTAATAAACAGCCCTTTGCGAGCAACTAGTTCGCGCCCACCCTTGATAATAGAACCCATTTCTCGAGGGCAATGGCAAGCACGTTCCATAAATGCAGGGAAACTTTCGTTTACGCCCTCGGCAATTTGATCATATAGTTGGACACAAATTTCTTTGCTCCATTCCATGCGCCCAGACTTTACTTCTTCTTCGAGGATCGGCCACGCACTAAAGTATACGGAGTCCGTGTCGCCGTAGATAATACTTTTACCAACATGGTCATACTGCCCTGTAATTGCTTCATTGACGAAGCTGTCCATGTGCTTGGCGATGATCCGGCCAGTAAGCGTCGTGCTCTGGCCAATGCGCTGGTCAAAGAACCTACACCCGGGGTTGAGGATTGCCCCGTAGAGGCTGTTAAGGTTGATCTTTTTAACGAGTTGGCGTTTATCCCAGAACGCCTTGTCCTCAGCAGTTTCTGCGGTTTTCTTTTTCGCTTGGAGATCTTTTCGTTCGGCATACCACCTCTCTAACAATCCAGGGACGATTCCCTTAAAATCATACTTAAATATTGTACCATTGGCACTCAGTGTCCAAGGTTGATTGCTGTCAAATATCAAACGCCAGGCTTGGGCGGCACTAACAACATCACAGCTACCATCTTCCCAGTCAATGGTAAGCTCGGTTCCGGGCTCCATATTCATAACAGATTGATACTCCAACGTACCAAACATGTTTTCCCAAGCATCTGCAAAACTTGACCCTGCGGCCATTTTGTCTGCAATATACTTGTCAGTCATTATGGTTCGGATTTGCCCAACGATTGTTTCTGGGCCCATGTTAAGGGCACGAATAGCCGAGGGATAGAGCGAGTTAATGTCGATTGCTCCGATATATTCGTGCATTCCTTTTTTGGGATAAGCAACGTAGGCACCTGCCGCTTGTGTTTCTCCTTGATCATCTCTACCCTTTCTATTTGGAACAATCATACCACGACTGTGCGCTTCGTTAATAATCGCTTGCTCTGTTACCGCGACCGCACCCATTGTGGTCTGTAACAACACAGTATTGTCGTGAGCAAGTTCGTTAGCAAGATCTAGAAAGCGTAGTTTCTTATCTAGCTTTGCTAACAGCATGGTATCTTGTCTGTTATAGTCAATGAACTTTGGAAAGTCTTTATTGTATAGCTGATCCAAGGTTCCTTCGTAGGCAACCTTTCTTTCCTCTAGTTCATATTCGCCAATGGCGTCTAGACTATAACTATGTCGTTCTTCATAGGTATATTTGCGATACAGTTGCATATAGTCCATATGCACTCTGCCGATTAAGTCGAACGTTAGGTTCTCGGCACCGAAACGTTCAAATGTTCGTTGCTTGGGGTATTGATTCCATAAACAGAGTCTACGAGTATCGTCCTTGCTTAACACACGAGTGATACGCATGGTGATGTACGGAATATCGAAACCCTCTGAGTTCCAACCACTTAGTATGTCTGCATCTTCGATTAGATCAAGGAATGTGGTAAGCATATCCTCTTCTCGATCAAATAGATAACAGTTTTCGTACTTGTTGCAAATCTCCTCAGCAGATTCCCAGGAATAACTTCTAGGTGGGATTACCAAGGTGACCATTTTATCAAGCCAATCGAGATACACAGAAATAGCAGTGATCTTGTTGAATGGATCAGCAACTGGTGCAAATCCACGTTCGGGATCAAAGTCTACTTCAATATCGAAAAAGGCTGTTTGTAGTTTAGGAGATGTTGCTCCTAGATAATTAGTTTCTAAACAACGAAAAATGGGATTGATATCACTTTCCCACAGACGCTTGTCGGAATTAATTTTTAGTTCTTTGTGAAACTCTTTGCCGTTGCGGCTACTGAATCTACTAACAGGTGTGTTAAAGATAGTGCGGAATTTTCCGCGGGGGTCATCGTAATAAAAGATATAGTCGGCAGGAAATTCTCGGTATTCTCTGCGACCGTCAACACGTTCAACAACGTGAATACGATCTTTTGTACGGTCGTACAATGCGTCAACGTAACTCATAATTCTCCATATGCGTAGTTTATAGCCTACACTTGCTCTACTTGCCGTTTTGAGTCCGGCGAGACTAAGATATTTATTGTATCCACCACCGTACCAACGCAGTTACGTCGATAAGGAACAGCAGCAGATAATTAGCCAGCATACCAAAGGAACCCCGACTGTAAGCGCACCCAGCGTATACAGCAGTACTGGTAACCCAAGGTATGTATAGATACTTGAGAGGTGGGTTTGGAACGGTGATTGCCATAGTGAGAGCGCAGCCAATACTAAGAACCCAAGCAGTGCTCTCAAGACAAAAACGAAGTCGACTACTTTTCCAGTCATTGCAGACCCACTCCCAAATACCTGAAAGTATTGCGTTCACAGGGTCTTGCCAACAGTTTCAAGAATGGTGTTAAGCTCGTCGTGGTCTCGATTGGTTTCGCCCAATTTGGCCTTGTGTGCAATCTTAAGAGCCTTTTTAAGAGTGCCTGGTTTGATTTCAAGTTCTTCGGCAATGGCTTTAACAGTATCGTTTAGTCCTTCGTTAAGGTCTTCGATTTCCTGCATGACTGCCATACCTTCGTTGAACAGTTGTTGAAGTTTAATTTTGGCGTCGCCATTGAATGTTCTATTGTAATCTGACATGTTTTCTCCTTGATGAGCTATTGTATACTAGCGTGTTTGAAAAAGCAAAAGAAAAATGCTCACTTTGTAGTCCACGGTAGCGAATCGCTTTCTACGCCCAGCAGCCGGGCACTCGGTCCTAAGGCCAAGATCAGTGGAATTGATCAGATTCGGTAGAAGTCTTGTTGGCAACAGTGCTGGTTGCACCAACTGCTTCACTGATCAAATCAAAATAACCAACACCAACTTCACGTTGATGTTTAACGGTGGTAAAGCCACGTTCTTGTGCGGCAAACTCACGTTGTTGCATTTCACTGTAACCAGCCATGCCGCGGACCCGATAGGCTTCAGCAAGCTCGAATGTGGCTAAGTTAACACTGTGGAAACCTGCTAGTGTAATAAACTGGAACTTATAGCCTAATGCACCTAGTTCACGCTGGAATGTTTCGCACTCATCTTCACTTAAAAACTTACGCCAATTAAAGCTAGGACTGCAATTATAAGCAAGCATTTGATCAGGAAACTGTGCGTGTATAGCATCTGCGAATTTCTTAGCCTGTGCGATATCAGGTGTGCTAGTTTCAAACCATAAGAGATCAGCGTAAGGGGCATAAGCAAGACCTCTGCTAATGCAAGCATCAATACCGTTCTTAAATTTGTAAAAGCCTTCTTCAGTACGTTCATTGATAATAAAATCCTTGTCTAATGGGTCGTGGTCTGATGTAATTAGCGTAGCACTTTCTGCATCGGTACGTGCCATAATAACTGTGTCAACTCCAGCAACATCTGCTGCCAGACGTGCGGCGTTTAATGTACGAATCATTTGACTGGTTGGTACTAATACTTTACCACCCAAGTGACCGCACTTCTTCTCACTAGCCAATTGATCTTCAAAGTGTACGCCTGCGGCGCCGGCTTCGATCATTGCAGCCATTAACTCGTATGCGTTTAACGCACCACCAAATCCTGCTTCTGCATCGGCAACAATAGGCAAGAAGTAATCTATATCGTTGCTGCCCTCGCTGTGTTGAATTTGGTCAGCACGGCGGAAAGCATTGTTAATGCCTTTAACAACCTTAGGCACCGAGTCTACTGGATACAAGCTCTGGTCAGGATATGTTTGATTCGCTGTGTTGTTGGCACCAGCAACTTGCCATCCCGACAAGTAAATTGCTTTTAGACCTGCTTTGGCATGTTGAACGGCCATTTGTCCGTTGTATGCTCCCAAGGTGTTGATATACGGTTCACTTGCTAGTAGGTCACGAAGTTTTGCGGCCCCACGTTTAGCTAAAGTATGTTCGATTTGAACACTGCCTTGTAATCTTTTTACTTGATCTTGAGTATAGTTACGCTTTTTCATTTTGTTTCCTTATCAATGGTTTCATACATAACAGTATTGGTATCTCCTAACGCCCATTTTGGTTCAGTTTCGACACTCCATCGATGAGTAGATACTTGAAAATCTGGATTTTTAAGTTGTTTAGGATTACTGCTAGGCTCTAATATAATTATCCTATTATTAGGTTGAGCTGCAAATTGTCCATTATCGCATTTTATAAAATTATAACTTTTATGGTCCTCAACATCTTCGCTGAACCCAGTATCTAAAGTATTAAAATCTGGGTGTGCAGAATCCACAGTAAACATATATTCGCCGGGTTGCCACTTGCCGTTTTTCAATTTAATATTGCATTTCATTGATTGCAATTGTGCTTTTTTAAGCACTGTTATGTCGTAACTCAAGCAGTCCCATAGTTGCAGATAATCGAGAGGAAGAGGAGTACCTTCGATTGGCTTCCAACAAAATGCATGTAATGGCAACTTGTCGTACAAGGCTCCGTACTCATTTAGATATGCTTCAATTCTAAATGCTTGCCCTCTAAGGCTTTTAATGCTAACCCACCAACATGGAACCAGCTCTCCGTGTCCCTTTTCAAAGTTGTACAAGAACTCTCGCCTAACAAAACATTTAATCGGGGGTAAGTTAGCTATAATATGACTCATTTTACACTTAATAGACCTAGTGTTTTGAAGATAGTTATATACAGTAAATCTGGTGGTTTAATGATAAATAAAGTGCGAGTCGCGATACTGGTAATATCCACCCGCTCTAACAGTTGTAAAGGAACTATCAGCAAATGTATTTACACTTTTATGTCTACGCCTATCTAAGAGATAATGGCACTCCGTATTATATTGGTAAAGGAAAAGGTAAACGAGCGTGGAAGCATTGTACCACTGATTCAATTCATCCTCCTAAGGATAAAACAAAAATTATTATAATTGAAACCAACTTATCAGAAATAGGTGCCTTTGCTCTTGAACGAAGATATATTAAATGGTATGGCAGAAAAGATAATAATACCGGTATTTTGCGTAATAAAACAGACGGCGGTGATGGCACATCCGGTGTTGTACGAAAAAGAATTATTTGTGAAAAGTGCGGTAAGGACACGGATCCCGGTAATTACAAAAGATTTCATGGGACAAATTGTACAGGGACAAGAAATCAAAGTTTTCTTAAAGGTTTGTTAACTTGTACACACTGTGGTATTATTTGTCGGGGATGTAATTATAAAAAATATCACGGAGAAATGTGTTGGAAAAATCCTACCTCTCAACGATACGGGCAAGTCCCACGGCAGATAAAACGCGAATATAAAAATAACCAATATCAAACTCAAACCATTTGTGACTTAACTTAATGTTTGATGGATCAGCGTGATGGTTGTTATGTAATTCTTCGCCTCCTATCCACACACCCCAGGGAATCAAATTTGATGAGTGATCTTTTGTACTAGTATTTCGGTAGCCAAAGAAATGTCCTAGCCCGTTTATAATTCCGGCTGCATGTACTGGAACCCAAGCCATTTGGACCAACCAAATTACGGCGCCAACCCAACCCCATAGCCAGCAGTTGAGCAAAAGGCAAATGCCAATGCCAAGTCTGGAGTGAGCACTGTATAAGTTGTGCTCCACCCAATCATCAGGAGTACCAACACCGTATGTGTTAACCATATCTTTATCTTTCGATGCTTCATGATATAAATGCCATCCTTTGAATAATACTGTTCCTATTCCGTAGACAACTGGACTATGCGGATCACCATTGAGTTCGCAGAATCTGTGATGTTTGCGATGGATAGCAACCCATTGCTTAGTAACCATGCCGGTTGTTAACCATAACCAAAAACGAAAGAAGTGGCTTAGCACTGGGTGGAATATTAAACCACGGTGTGCTTGACCACGATGTAAGAATACGGTGACAGAAATAATGGTGATGTGAGTCATCACCAAAGTGTAGATTAGTTCATTCATTTATTGTAAAGTGCTACGCAGCATCCAGCCGTGTTTTTCGTGGGCATCCATGCGTTCGGCTAAGAAGTTGCTGAAACCATGCTTGCCATAATTTTCAGCTAGATCGTAGACCATCTTGAAAACTTTGATAATTTTTTCGTTGTCTGACAGTAACTCACTGAACATTGCATTGGACTCTAAGATCTGTGTTTCGTCGTCAATGGCGCTTAACATACTAAAACGTGTATAGCTACCAGGAACAAATGTTCCTAGGCTACGGATCTTTTCAGCAAAATCGTCAATGCTGCTGTATACCTCTTCGTATATTTTACCAAACAACTCATGGTCTTGGGCAAATGTGCGTCCAACTGTGTTCCAGTGGAAGTTATGTGCTTTTAGATAAAAACTAAATTCGCTAGCAAAAGCTATCTTTGCTGCTTTTTGTAGGTCTTCCATATTATTGATCCTTGTCCAGCTTTTGTAATTTCTGTGCTAGTTTAGCCATATCTACTGGACCGTGTTTACGTTCTTGTTCTTTGGCCTTGTCCCCGACTCGAGAAACCATGTCTTGATAGATCTTTCCGTAGTCGGCTTCCTTGTCATCGTTTTCTTTTGTTAAACGATCAACAGCACGGTTCATGCCTTGCTCACGCTTTTGATCTTTAGCTGTGGCATCGGCCTTGTTGTACTGGTCCCCGGCTTGGGCACTAGCAAAACTGCTGCTACTTGCACGATCCACAACATCTTGGTGTGCTCGCTTTAGGTAGTTTCCCAGTGTTCCTTTGCTGACTTCTTTAACATCTCTAAAAGGATCTAAAGTCTTTTTAGGTTTTGCGCTAGCGGGTACAGCGCCGGTAGTACGGCCAAATGGGTCAGCCGGTAACTTATCAGTGAAGCCACTAACCTTCTTGGGTCTTCCGCGTTGTCCATCCATTGCACCTTTATCAATGTAGTTTCCGCCACCACCTATGTTAGATGCTGTTAACCCTTTACCGTATTCGCCACCTTGACGGGCACTGTAGTAATCACCACGATCGTACTGAGATTCGTCAACATCTTTATTTCCGTAAGGAAATACTTGTACCCATTTACTGCCCTGTTTTTGCACAAACTTTTTCGAATCAAATTTGCTACGCAAAATGCCAGCCTTTTTCAATGCTTCATCTTGAGTCCAAGCACATCCGCTACGCAACGCTGCTTGTTCATCATGATTGCTAACCATTCGTTGTTTTAATCTTCCCGATGCAGAGTCATAACGATACATTAGATTAGCTTCGTCATTTTGAAATGCCTCATCAGTCTTTTCCTTGCGAGCATCCAACTTGTTGAACGCACGACTAAAACCCTGAACACTTTTGTTACGCTTAGCCGGACTACGCTTTGAGGGATCCTTCTCATGCTTTTGTGAGTCGGCATCTACCTTGGTTAGATAACTGGTCAATGTCGCATCGCTAACTTCGTTGACGTTTTCTGGCAATGCTGGGGCGGGATGGCGACCCAATCTATCTTTGATTTTGTCCTTGGCCAACCGAGCATCTTGCTTGTGCATTACACCTGCTTTGGTTGTGCGGAATTGTCCTGGCTTGGCCCCAGCCGATCCTAAATTGCTGCTACGCAAGTGGCCGCTGCCACGACCATCATCTCTACCAAAGTAGGATTGCTGCCTGGCTCGGTTGAGTTTTTCCACCATGTCAGGACCATAGGTGCGTTCTAAATATTGGTCTATGGCTTCGTCTTCGCTGTAGTCCATGTTGTTCCCATAGCCTTCGTAATCATGGATATACAATGCACGTTTGAATATGTCATTGACTGATGGCTTTGAGTTGAGATCCAGTGGCTCTGAACCATCATAACCTTCCGCCACACCTTGCTCATCAATGTTGGGATTGCGATAACCCTTGTCTACCTTTTCAGCATTGCTCATATGCTTGAGAAACTTTTTCTCAGCGTCCCGCATCATGCGATCGGCAGTGGTCATTCTAGCAGTGCGATCCTGACCTTGCGAGCCACCTTTGTCTCTTGAACCGTAGGTGCTGTGGCTGATTCGACCGTCGCGACCGTGGCTGGGTTGACTCTTGTCCATTTCTGTTACACCTTGCTTTGGATCCTTGTGGAACTTGACTCTTGGATCATCCTTCTTTAGTTTCTTGGGAACGGTACGACCATAACGATCCTTTTTAGTGTCTTTGTCACCAAGGTCTTTTAGTGATACCACCGGTGTTCCTGGTAGTTGGTCTGCTTCCGCCACACCTTGCTTTTGGTCTTGTAACCAACCGTATGCACTTACAAAGTCGCTGGGAAAATCTTCATCGCGGAAGAAGCCGCGGGCTCTGGGCCCCAGTTCTCGCACAGCAATAGAGTAACCTAGGTTTAGAACTTCGTTTTCGTCTTTGAGATCGGGTTTGATATCAAATGTTTGTTGTGCTAGTTGTTCGGCATAGATGCTACCAAACTCGGCACCTTCTGTCAGACCTTGGTCTTCTGCCGCTGATTGCAATTCGCTGTAGATTACTTGTAGTTCGCTAGGGTCCACTTCGGCAATAATGCTGTCTAGGTCGCCTTCATACTCGTCCCAGTATTGTGCAAATATAGGGCTGTCGTAATATGCAAATTCCACAGCGTCATCGCCAGCATTGTAAATTTTTTGATATACGGCCTTAATCTGTTGACCAACATTTCCGTCACCTTCGACTACAGATTCTGGTACGCAGTTATTCACACGCACGCCACCCTTCATCTTAGTTTTGGGGTTACCAATCTTTTTGCCCTTCCAGCATTTAGGATCTAGTCTTACTTTTTCTTCGCTGATGTGAGTACAGTTGCAGGGTGTTTGCCCGCAAACTTTACAGGAATTCTTAAGACCTTCAAATAACTGATTTATAAACATTATTGTCCGCCCCCGGCTTTCTTTATTAGTGTATTTAACTGAGTTGCTGTACTGGGATTACTCATAACATTGCCGATTGCTGGTGCTAATTTGCTAATAGTATCTTTGTCTACAGCTGACATTGGTGCCCCGGTGTCGGTTTTTTGTAGTGTTTGAGCAGCCTTGGCAGGATCAATATCTACACCTGCGGTTTTTAAGTTAGCTAAATTTTGTTGTAGCTTGGCTTGTTGTTGCTTTTGTAATGCTAGTTGTGCTGGATCTGTGACTTTAGCAGCTTGTGGATTTGTCTGTGTAGCACCAGCTGGTCCGCCAGCAGTAGCAACAGCAGGAGTGACCTCTTCGTCTACAGCAATATCATTCCCAACAATGCTGTCGTAGTCGTCCATGCTCAGTGTACGACCTTCGCTGCTCATTGCAATTAGTTTTTCAGCTACAGAGTGTAAATCCATGTCGTCCTTTGCATCTTCTCTAGCATATTCCATTAAACGAATCAACAATGGCACATCAAGTTGCACATAATCTGCAGGATTCTCTTCACCCTCTCTAAACCAATTGGGGTTAGGCGGCGCTTTTGTTGGTGTGCTCTGTAAAACAAACCCCAACTTGGTTAAGTAGTCGTGTACGTCTCTAGCAGGAGCAGTAAATGCTTTAACAAGCTGGCCATTTAATGTTAAGTTAAATGTTTCACCTTCTCTATGCAACAAATATGATTGTCCTGCCTTTTTATATGTTTTATCTTCATTGCCTTCGCCGCCTGCTCCGGCTCGCTGATTAGGATATGTAATATTTCGATTAGGATCAATATAACTTGTAGTGCGGCGCAGTGGTTTTGGCGGTGTAGTGGATTTGAAGAATTCTAATTCATTGACTAGCTCGTGCTTGAGTGCATTTTCTTTTAGCTCTACTTCGAGTTCTTTAAGTAGATTGTCCGAGCTCTCGCCGCCAACCAAACGTCCTTTGAAAGGATGTTCTTTGCCACCAGTCTTGGCCTTTTCTGTGCCGCGAACTTGGTCACCAGGCTTTTGTTCTGGCTCCCCGGCAAATTTGTTCATCTTTTCTAGAAGGAGTTTAAGATCCATTTTAATAGATACCTTTACCAAACTTTGGCTTGGTGTTCTTTACCAAGTTAGAGACTTTCTTGGGCTTACCAGTAGTGGGCTTGCCTGTTCCAGAAACCGAAGTGGCAATAGCACCAACTCCGGTGCCCCCTGCGCTTGCTGATTCTTTGACTTGTTTATTTGCTTGTTTTTCAGCCTCGGCATCACGCTCGGCATCACGCTCGGCATCTTGCTTTTCTAGTTCGTGTTCTAAATCACCAGGCTCACCTTCGGCTAATAAATTTTCAAAATTCTTTTCAGCAGACTCAAAACTAAACACAGGCATCTCTGGCTGTTCGTCCATGGCCATTTCGTGGTTTAGATATTCCCATACAGTACGTAGGTAATCGTTTGCCAGTGTAATCTTTTCACTGACCCAACCGTCTAGACCTTGTTGTTCTGCTACATGATGTAGCATCTTGTGTAGTTCAATAGCATACTTGGCAGCATTGTAGCAGTCACTGCGAGCCATTTGCACTTCGTGATCACGATGCATATTGTCTGCATCTTCTCCGATGCTTTCTTTAATAAAGTCTGTGGTTTTCATAATATATTCCGATTACTATATTTATTGCTTCTTGATGTTGGCTCTAGTCTGAGCTAACTCTTCTCTTAGAGCACGAATTTGTGATAATAAAGATTCTGCTACTTTTAGTTTTTCTTCCTTGGACATCTTACGAGTTAGTCCATACGCCTTCATCATGTTGGGTAATGTTTGTGCTGTAACGTCATTTTGGTCGCCCATTGTGGCCATTACATAACGTGGATCTTTACTGTTGCTTACAACACCAACACCAGCGGCATCTTCTGATACACCTTGTTCACCATGACGGATACTACCATCTTTCATCAACTTCAAGTTGAGATTATATTGCTTATTATTGAAGTTGATTTTGTCTAAACGACCTTTCTTAAAGCCCTTGGCAAAATGCTGACTATAAATCCCACCATCGTGTTTATCCCAATCATTTATGGCCATTGCTCGTTCTAATGTAGCACCGTCAGCAAGGCCTGCACCTTTAACCACCCCGTCATCATAAGCCATCTTTGCTAAATTTGGGTTGAATTCTTCACCGTCATCACCGCCATTGAATCCATCTGGGGCAAATTCTTTTACTTGCTTGTCAGTTTTCTTTGGAGTTTCTTCCTTTGATTTTTCCTTCTGCTTTTTAACAGCCTTGTTTATATTGTACACTGCGGTTGCATCTCTTATTGCTTGATCGAGTGGAACCTTTGGAGTATTAGCACCAGCACCTGTAGCCACTGCTCCTGCCAATGCGGCTGCTCCTACTTTTTCTTTCCAACCTTCCTCAACACTTTCCCCGGCGTGTTTGAAGTATTGTACTTGACGCTCACGCTTTTCTGCACCAGCATGAGTAGGATAAGTGCCTAGGTTCTTTCCTTTTTTACTTACTAAACGATACCCGCCCGAGACTTTGCGAATAGTTTCTACGACACTTATGCCGGGGATAGCACTGGAGCTGTCATTGGCAACAGGCATATTGCTGTCTTCGTTCACAGGAATTTTATCTAATACACGACCGACCTCGGGGTCATTGCGACCATACATTTGTGTAAGGAATTCACGACGCCCGTTAGCATCATTGCGAACACTGTTCCACGCGGCTCGACTTTGTGTGCCATGACTAACATCAACTTGTTGATCGTTTAGTGTAATTACTTTATGACGTTCAGCAGCAATGATTACATACCCATGTTGGTCAGCAGTTTCGCAATCAGCTATGCTCTTGAATGTCTTGAAGTAGCTGGCTGTACCGTCTTTTTTAAGACTGTCGGGTTTCAAACGATCAGCATCTGGTGCACCTACTGCTACTACAAAAATGGTGTGTTCGGGGTTAAATTGTTCTGGTAACTTATAAGGACTTGCTACTTCCAAGATACGGTCTGCAGGCACACCAGCAGCAGTCATAAACACTGTTTTGTCGGAGAAGTTGAAAGGACTCTTGGGTAGTTCAGTTTTATTGCTGGTAGCAATATAAACGGCATCGCGACCGAACTTGCCTTGTAGACTGGCAAATACATCGCGATGTCCTAAGTGAAAAGGTTGAAATCGTCCAGGATAGAGTACAACTATTTGATTTTGTACTTCAGCTTCCGAGAACAGTTCATTTATAAACATAAATTATCCAGATATACTATATTTAGCATATCCGGACTTATGTTTAATTGTGCTGTGCTTGGGGCGCTTTAGCTGCCATTTTCATGGCTTCATTGAGTGCTTGGGGCAGGGTTTCGTTAGCAACAGGTTGTCCCGGTGCAGGACCAAACTGCGGCATCTTGCTCAAATCACCTTGGAATTCGTAGTGACCGACATGGTTTAGCAGAACTTTACCGTGTGCCCAAATTTCCCCGCCTAGAGCACTCCAACGACGGCAGAATAGCCAATCTTCGCTCAAGTAATGTCCGCGTTGATCGATTTGTACGTCAAAAATACTGTACATCATTGGTTCGTATTGTTTGCCTAGGCCCACGTCATCGACGTACTTGCACTCAGGATGTGCTTGAATTAGTTTTTCATAGACTTGACGTTTGAACAGCAAGAATCCAGTGCCCATAGTATCTACAGTAAAGATGTCACCCTGTACTTTGGTTTGGGGTAACAAGTTAATAACGTAGTTAACTGGCAGAGCTTTTTTAGGATACAAACCACCGATTACATCCTTGTCACAGGCCATCATTTTAAGAATAGCATCGGGCTCAAAACGGATGTCGGCATCAATAAACATAAAATGCGTTGCAGCCTGATTAGTCATCATTTTGGCCATTAGGTTATTACGAGCACGAGTTACCAAGCTCTCGTTTACCATGGTATCTAAACTCCAATTTAGTCCCACACGCTGCGCCAACAAAATAAAACGCAGCAGACTAGTAACAGTGGGCTCGCTCATCATTCCGCCGTAACAAGGAATGCCAATGTGTAAATGGCATTTCTTAAAATCAAACGGTTCCCCGGGGGTCTGTGTTTGTTCTGGGGTAGTCTGCTGTGTTTGTGCAGCCGCAGCAGCCTTGATAGCTGCAATTGCTTCTTTGTTGGAAATTTTGACTTTATTGCCAGTTTCTTTTTTTGACATGTTTTACTTTCTTAAGTTGATTATGCTTTGCTAATTTCGACAACAACATCGCTGCCAAGTAATTCTTGTGCTACATCTTCCAATGCAGCTAATGCAGAGGCACTGACAATGTCGCTATCAGTGACTGTTCCTTCGGGTGTATTTTTGTGTAATTTACTTACAGTGATCACAATCACTTCTTCTTGAATGCGTGCCATAACGGGCTCCTTGAATATGCTATTATTTATTGGTCCCTGCGCTCGAGTTCGTGAATTTTTCCAATTATGTCAGGATGAATAAGTTTTATAAATGTTACCAGTGCAAGGTCATTGATATAAAAGAACCCGCCCCAGATGTACGTATTGGTATTCTTAAGCATTTTTACGGTTCCCTTACTGATCTTGCATTCGTCGCCGATAGCAGTTAGGTAATCTAATACACGATGTTTAATATCAGTAGGATACCCGCCATCACGAATCATTACTTTATAAGTGTAGGGTATTTTGTAAGAGTCTACTAGAATTTTACCTTCTTTTAATGATTTCTCAGTTCCGGCGTTGGGGCAGCTTACAAGTTTGATTTTTCTTTGCAGGTCAGTGCCCAACGCTGCGGCAACAACTTTAAGCATGTCTTCGGTCTCGGCATAGATTTGAACCAACGGTTCTTCGACTCGAAATCTAACGTCGCTGGCATAAGTTTCCTTTAACGACCTTACTAATTCTAAATGATCGGGATTGGCCATTAGTAAATCTCTTATTTCGCGTTGATGCCAAGACCCGCCATAATTGTAAGTGCGTCTTATGGCAATTCGTTCGTTGAGGTACTCGGCAATACTTTCACCGTTCCTGATGTTAATGGACCTGCCGCCTTGCAATTCTAACACTATCTTATAAAGATAGCGATTATAGTATTGTTTAACGGTAGTCTCTTTAACAATATTAGGATTTAACTTGGTCCAGAATGATATATCCATTTGAATCTACAATAGGTTGTGGTGCAATGTCAAATACTGTTTGTGAGTCGAAAGTGACTTCTCCATTAACGTAATCAACGACTACAATGGTATTAGGTCCAAGATTCTCAAACAGAATTTTCTTACTCAATGGCACTTTAATCATGTCATTGATCTTACGCTGCAATGGACGTGCGCCCATTTTTGCATCGAACCCAACTTCAATGATATGATCCACTGCTGCTTCAGTAAGACGAATTTTAATTTGACGCTCAACTAATAGATCATTGACTTCGTTAACAAACTTACCAACAATCTTACGGATGCTGATGTTATCAAGTCGAGCAAACTTAACAATACCGTCCAATCGATTGCGGAACTCGGGCTTAAAGAAGTCCTTAACAGCCTTGTCGTCTTCGTCGGTCTTTTCTAGACTTCGACCAAAGCCGATGTTGTTACGCTCGTTAGCGGCTGCGCCCAAGTTGCTTGTCAGGATAACAATACAGTTACGGCAATCAGCTTTCTTGCCGTTGCTACTGGTAACAACGCCTTCGTCCATTAGACTCAACAAGATATTACTAACATCGGGATGAGCCTTTTCAATTTCGTCCATTAAGATGATACTGTTGGGCTGTTTTTCAATATCACTAATCAACAAACCTCCGCCGAGATTGCCATCGTCGTAGCCTACGTATCCTGGGGGCGCACCAATCAGTTTAGCGACTGTGTGCTTCTCTTGGTACTCACTCATGTCATAACGTAATAGTTTCATCCCAAGATTTTCGGCTAACAATTTGGCTAGTTCTGTTTTACCTGTGCCTGTGGGGCCCAAGAATAAAAAGTTTCCTACTGGCTTATTGAGTGCTTTTAAGCCTGCTCTTGCAACGTAGATCTTTTCCAAAACTGCGTCTACAGCGGTGTCTTGACCGTATAGTTTAGATTTTATTTTAGTATCTAGTCCAGCAATGCTGTTGCTGGTTCCAGTAGTGCCAATTTGGTCTGCTGGAATTTTTGTAAATTTACTAATGGCGTCAACGATGTGACTACGAGTAACAACATAGTCTACACTTTTAATTTTTAGTCTAGCACAGCAACTATCAATTAAGTCAATGGCCTTATCAGGTAGCTTTTTATCAGTTTGATAGCGCACACTCAAGTCAACTGCGGCGTCAATGGCGTCATCGCTGATTGTACCATTGTGGAACTCTTCGAATTTATCTCGGAGACCTTTAAGGATTTCTTTTGCCACAGACGGTGTGGGTTCATCAACAGTAATGCGTTGGAAACGACGCATCAGCGCACGATCCTTTTCAAAACTCTGTGTGTATTCTTCCCATGTTGTTGAAGCCATGACTTTGATCTGACCTTTGCTTAGTGCAGGTTTGATCATATTGCTAAAGTCTACACTGCTTTGACTTCCTGCGCCTGCACCACGCATCTGGTGTGCTTCGTCAATGAACAAGATTGCTTTGCCTTTGAGTTTAAGGCCTTTGATAACATCTTGTAGTTTTTCTTCAAATTCTCCGCGATATTTGCTACCAGCAAGTAATGAGCCAATGTCTAGGTTATACACAGTATATCCAAGTAAATACTCAGGCACATTTCCTTCTACAATGTTCTTAGCCAGGCCCTCGGCAATAGCAGTTTTACCTACGCCAGGATCGCCAACCAACAACACGTTGCTTTTGTTGCGTTTTGCCAGTACTTCGGTGATTTCGTCAAGCTCGTATTCTCGACCAATAACTGGATCAATAAGTCCTTCTCTGGCCTGCTTGTTGAGATTAGTACAGTAGCTTTCAAGGAATTCGTCAATTTTGGAAGAACTAAGTTGCTTGCGATTAGCATCTTCACTGTAGTTCTTATTGTAGAAATCTACAACACGATTACGGTCCAACCCGTACTTGACCATGAAGTAGTGTGCATAGCTATTGGGCTCGGCATGAATGCTGACAAAAATATCAATCACCTGCACATGAGTGCGGGCACTAAACAAGACTTGAGTAAACGCACGATTAAACAAACGTTCAATTGCGTGTGTTTTCTTTGGCTCGGTATTGTCTTTCTTGGCTACAATAGTGGTTAGGCCAATCAGGTACAGGTCAATATCTTGAATAAGACCTTCAACGTCGGCCCCGAAATTAACTAGAAGTTCATTGAATGGTTTGTATTTGATTAAACTCAACATGAGATGTTCTACAGTAACATATTCATGTTTATGTTCTTTTGCAATGTTAGTTGCCTCGGAAAGGATGTGATCAATTTCGGGATTGGTACTCAACATAAAAAATATTTATTTACGGCCTAGTAGTTGACGAATTAGTTCGACTTGTTGCGAATCCATGTGCGTTGGCACAACAATATTAGCAATTAAGAACAAACTACCTCGGTTGTTTTGATTGGGAATATATAGCCCTTGATTAGCAACTCTAAACTGTGTTCCGTGTTGGGTTCCGGGAGGAATGGTGACAGTGTAGAGTTTACCATCAATGGTTAAGTATTCTTGCTCACAACCAATTATAGCATCTAAACAGTTAATGTCAATATTTGCGATTAGATCCACATGACCATGAATACCAAATCTTGCATGTGGCTTAATAACAAAGTTTACATACAGGTCACCGCGTGGCATCGAATCAAAGAAGTTATCTCCTAGTCCGGGGTACTTGATGCTACTGCCGTGGTGTATACCTCGCGGAATTGTAACTTCAACTGTTTGTTTAT